AGCCAGCCGCTCGGCGGGTTCAACACGAACAACACGGCGCTTCTCAAGGTCGTGCGTCAGACTGCGAACGCCTTCACCGCTCGTGATGCGTTCCAGATGTACGAGCGTCACACGCACGGCCCGAACTCGGTGTGGATGATTTCCCGCCGTGTGCTTGCGCAGTTGTTCGCCATGCAGACCACCAACAACACGATGGTCACGTGGATTCCGAACCTCCGCGACAAGCCGCAGATGACCCTTCTCGGGCTTCCGGTCATTGTCACGGACCTTCTCCCGACGCTCGGGACTGAGGGCGATGTGGCGCTGGTGAACGGCGACTTCTACGCGATGGGGCTTCGTCAGGCGCTCACCGTCGAGTCGTCGATTCATTACAAGTTCGTGAACGACATCACCACGTATCGGTTCGTTGCTCGCGCCGGGGGCATCCCGCTTCCGACCTCGACCTATGCCTACGCGATTGACTCGTCGGGCAACAAGGTTGACGAGCACAGCCCGTTCGTCGTGCTGGACAACACGGCCTCTGCGTAAGCCAAGAGCCAAACGGACAGTCGGTGCGGAGGGGGCCATCACCCCCTCCGCTTCGGCGTCTGCGGAAACGTTGGTGTACGTGCGTGCCAAAGCGTTGCTATTTGGCAAGGTTGCACAGAAGGGAGAATGGGTGACCATTCCGACAGACCAAGTGGAAGCTCTATTTGCGGGAGGGTTGGTGGCGTCACAGGCGCAAATTGACCGCGTGTGGGCGAGTGCAGGGCGGGTTTTATCTCCCGCGCTGATTCAGTCGCACTACACCTGCCTATGACCCCGGCTCGTCGGTGTATCGCTATCACTCGGCGGCGAACGTGGTGCCGGGGGTGGTGTCGGCGTTGGTGCGCTTTGGACATACGAACAAGCATTGTGACTTGCGCCAATGGGATACAGAGATTGACGCCAACACGGTGCAGTTGTTGTACGAGACTGCCGACGTGGTGCATAGTCACATGGACTATCGCATCTTGCGCAACGAGCTACGGCGCGGCACGCGTGATGGCTTGATGCAAGCGTTGACGTATCACGGCTCGGTAGACCCCGGCAACATGGCAGGGTCAGTTAAGGTCAATCATCAAGGCGACGATGACCGCATGGACGCTATTTGTTTTGGCGCCAGACCGTATCATCATCGGCTCGGCATTAAGCATTGGCTCCCTATCCCAATGCCCGTGGATGACTATCAGCAAATTGCCAAAGAAGAAACCGTCAAGGGCAAGCCATTCCGCGTGGCGCACAGCCCCACGATGCGACGCATCAAAGGCACGCAAGAGTTTTTGCGAGCGTGCGACTATTTGCAAATGCACATGGACATCAAGGTGGAACCCGTCTTGATAGAGAACATGGAGCATGGGCAAGCGTTGCGCGTCAAGGCATCGTGCGATGCCGTGTTCGATTCGTTCTGGCTTGGCATGCAGGGGTCGGGCTTGGAAGGCGCGGCGATGGGCAAGGCGGTGATTGCGGGTGACCCCGAAGCGCAGAACGATTTGCGCAAGTTGGGCATTGCTGTCCCGTGGACGGCGGCAAACGATGAATACCAACTGCGCGATGCCCTAGCGAAACTCGCAACAGACCGTAGATTCTATGCGGCAGAAGTTGAGCGAGTGCATCAGTACGTGCGGACGTATCACGACTATCCGGTTGTTGGGCGGAAGTACGCAGACATTTTGACACAGGCAAAACGCAATGGCCCTCCCTACCGTCAATGACCTGAAGTCGTACTTGCGCATTGAAAGCAACGCGGAGAACACGTTGCTTCAAGCGTTGCTTGACCGCGCCAAAGCGCAACTGGAAATTTGGACTGACGTTCCGATTACAGCAATTAGCACGACGGCGGTTGACAGAGCCGACGTTATCAATGGGCAAACGTGTGTGTCGCTCATCTTCCCGCAACGCCCTATCAATACCACGGCAACGATTGTTGATAGTGAAGGCACGACGGTAACAAGCGACGAATACACTATCAATACCGCGTCGGGTATGATTTACGCCAATGACGGGTACTCATTTCCGTATGGCCCCTACACCATTACTACCACGTGCGGATTGTCTCTACGGGGCGATTACGCGAGAATAGAACCCATCCTGTCGCAATGCATCATTGACCTTGCGGCGGACCTTTATCAAAAGCGTACGCCCAATGCGTCGAGCGAGAGCGCGGCGGGAACGGCAATCAGTTGGGACGTATCAAGAGACACGGCGGCACGGGTGCTGAAAGTCTTGCGTGCCTTTAAGCTGGTTGTGGCGGGTTGATGTACGTCGCTCCCGGCCTCCTTGATACGCGCCTGACGTTCTATCGGCGGGACGAAAACGGCGGCGACGGCTTTGCGCGTGCTATCTATGTCAAGACCGGAACCTATTGGGGCCGCATTGATGCGACGTCGCAACGGCAGAACGTTGGCTCTGCGCCGATGACGCAGATTGATATTCGCACCACGTTGTCAGCAATGGTAGCAGACTACGTTGTGGTGGACCCGTACGGATTGGTCAAGCAAGAGTCGGACGAAACGCTCTACTACATTCGCGGCGTCATCACGTTGCGTCAGTTGCAGGGTCAGCGCATTGACTTGGAAGTGATTGACCCGTCGTCGTATGATACGTTTACGATTTATGACCCTGCCGAGGTGTTGGATGGCGAACACCTGTTGCTTGGTCCAAGCGAGTTTTCTTCGGCGTTTGATGAGGCATTCGACTAATGGGACAGAATCCAAAAATCCTTGCGACCCTTTTGGCGCAACTACCTGACAATACGACGGGCGATATCAGCGCGGAAGATATTCGTGATGTCGTCGTCAGTCTGTTTCCAAGTCGAGGACAAATTGACTTGACCGCTTCGGCGTTGACCACGTTTGCGACGACCAATACCTACGTCAAGCTGGCTGGTTCAACGATACTTGATACGACGCTTGGGCAAGATGGCTTTACGCAATTTGCCAACAACGAATTGCAAGCGACTAAAGCGGTCGCGCAAATCCTGTTGATTACGGCAAACGTCGAACTCGTTTGCACGGCAAACAATAAGTCGTTTGGCATTACGATTGCTAGAAATGGCACGCCACTTACCAATGTGCATGTGTCTGCAATTCTGTCCGATTCGAACGAGGGCTATGGCTTCTCCGTAACGGCGTTGATTCCCGTCGTGCAGAACGACAAGCTTTCGGTTTATGTGCGAAACGAAACCGACACAACAAGTGTTCGTGCAACGTCGTTGGCATTGTCTGCGGTGGGGTTCATTCAGTAATGGATGCGCGTGTCATCTGCGGTCAGGACGTTCGGCGTTCTGGAATCTGGCCCACGGATGAGGCGCGTATTGAGGCGTTTATTCAACGCTATGGCGGTACGTTAGAAGCCGCGCCTGTTGGTGACGCGGCGGTGATGTTGCGTTGGACGACCGATGATGGGCAGGGCAAGATGACGACGGGCATCACGGCGCGAGAAGCGTTGCGGAAACTCCAAGCGGAGATGCAGTAATGGATAGTTTCTTTCGCATCTTGCTAGAGGATGGCGACGACATCTTGCTTGAAGATGCGGCGTATCTGTTGTTGGAAACCGCGCCATCGCTTGTCACCGCTGACTTGACGGGCGCCGTCGAAGCGTTTGGCGACATGACCGTGGCACAGTTGATTGCATCTGCGTTAGATGGAAGCGCCGAAGCGTATGGTGAAATGACGGTTGCGCAGTTGATTGAGTCCACGCTGGATGGTAGTGCCGAGTCATTTGGTGATATGCAAGTGGCGCAATTGCTGGTGGCAACGCTGGCTGGCTTTGCCGAAGCGCACGGCGATATGACGGTGGCACAGCTATTGACAGGTACGCTTACTGGTAGCGCGGAGGCATACGGCGACTTTACCGTTGCGCAACTCTTGACAGGCACCATGACAGGAGCCGCCGAAGCCGCTGGTGCAATGGTGGTGGCACAGTTGTTGACGGGTACGATGACGGCGGCTGGCGAAGCGTACGGCGACAACTGGCAGATGAGCTATCAAGTGGTGTCGGTGCGCGGAATTGCTTATGATTACTCTGGACCATACGCGCTGGTTCGCGACGAATCGCAGGGGTATCCGTAATGACGGTGACGAATACAACGACGGTCAGCAAGACCATTCATCCGAACAATGCGTATTTGGTGCGCTCCGAGGTCAAGCTGTGGTCGTCCTCAACCAATACGTTTATTGCGTGGACAGGTTTGGCAAACATGAAGGTCGGCTTTTACGCCGACGCGCTTGGCACGCAAAGCATTGCGGGACTGATTGGGCTTGACATGGCGGAGGTCACCTCGACAGGCGTGTATTACGTCATTGTCCCTGCCGCAAATACCGCCATTCTTGGCACCAATTACAACGGCGAAATCATCTATCAAATCGTAACTGGTGGCACCAACAATGCTATCAAAGTCGTGACCCCATTGGCGGTCACTCAACCGCGCTATGCGCAACCCGGAGCATAACCAATGGCAAAGCTTACTGGATGGACCAACGCTACTCGCAATCTGATGGCTGATGGCGTGGATGGCGAATTCAATGATGGCTATCTGCGCATCTACGACGGGGCGCGTCCCGCTGGTCCGTCAACCGCTATTACAACGCAAGTGCTTTTGGCGGAGCTTCGCTTTGCCAATCCCGCCGCCGCGTCGGTGACTAACGGCGTGATTACGTTTGCCGCCATTTCGCCCGATACGTCTGCCAATGCAACAGGGACGGCGGCGTGGGCGCGTTGCCTAAAGTCGGACGGCACGACCGCGCTGTGCGACCTCAACGTTGGAACGTCGGACGCAAACATCATCGTTACCACGACGGCGATTTCCGCTGGCGTTCAGGTGTCGGTGACCAGCGCGACCATCACGGTTGCCGCAACGTCGGCGCAGTAATGCTTAACATTGGCGTGCAGTTCTTGTATAACCACGCCAAGAAAGCGGAGGCGCGGTATGACCGTGCCGCCCGTGCGGGTATTGTTGCCGCATCCGAGTACCTGTTGACCGAACTACGCAAGGCGTACAACGATTACTACACGTCGGGCAACTTTCGTTCGACGTTGCAGATTCGCCAAGCATTGCGTCGTGCCGCGCCAGAGAAAGACAAGGACGGTTGGTACACGTTGGTTGGTGTGCCAACCGCAACGGTGACGCCGGGACGTAAGGCGGGTGACGCAAAGAGTCTGTTTGACCGCCCTGTGGACCGTGGGTTGGTTGCGCTTGGGTGGGAACTTGGGCATTACAATGTATTTTTGCGTCGTAAGATTTCCGTACCTATTGCGGTGCCGACTGCCGCGCAAGCATCAAAGGGCATGGAAACCGCATGGGCGCGTGTTGTCAAACGCTACATGGAGGCGCCGTGAGCAAGCAGCGTTTTGCTACCAAAAGCGCCATCAAGACGCCAAGCACCGCTTCCACGGTTCAGATTTACAGCACCGTACGGCAAGCGTTGTTGGACTACGTTAGCTCTGACAATCAACGGCTGGCGCAGTTTATCAATGACCGCATCTATGTGCGTTCACAGCCAACGCCCGTGCAGTTCCCGTACGTCACGATGTTGCTCAATCGAACGAGCTTGACGGCGTACAACGGCTACCGCGAAACGGCGTTGCTGGAAGTGCAAGCGATTGGCAAGCCCGAGTTACAATTGCCTTTGATAGAAACGGCAATGGACATTGTAGACCAATGCTTGACGGCCTACTCGGACCCGTCCTCTGGCATCATGGTTGGGCGGTCGCGCACACGTTCGACCATCCCGATGTTCT